GGTGCTACGGGCGATGAGCTGATCTTGCTTATGGTTGAACGTCAGCACGACGTCACTCTGTGCCAATAGCTCCGGAGTGACCGCCGAGCGGTCGATGATTTCTATAAAGTTCCCCTCCCAGGAAGGCAGCACTTGGCTCTCCACGCCGAAGCGAATGGCATAGCCCGAGATGACGTGTGCCGTCTCCCCGTTCTCCAAGGCGCGCTCCTCCATTTGAGGCGCTTCGGGCACCGTGCGAATTTCTCTGTTACTGTTGTTCGGCATTGTTATTCTCTGTTGGTTGATTGTTCGCGGTTCTGTCTGTCAGCGGCACTACGTTGGCGCTGATGAGCGGCGTGTCGCCACCCTCGACGGGCGGCAGCCCCTCCTTCCGGCGCAGGTCATTGACCGTAAAGATGCCGGCGCCTAACATGCTGCTGTAATACGTAGCCTTCGTCGCGAGGTCCGTCGTGTACATGGGTTCGCGACTGATGTGGACGCGATGCTTGCCCCATAGGTATTCGGGCACGAGTTTCGTCGTCAGTTCCTCCTCCATTTGGCAAAGCATCGGTTCCAGGGTCTGCACCAGGAACATGAGCTGCGGGAACTCGCCGCTCTTGTAGGTGTTGTTCGTCGATTCATAGACCAGCGACGGGTCTACGCGGAAGAAACGGCAGACGTCGCGTGTGCTTAGTATCTTGCTCTGGAGGATTTCGGCGTCCTTCGGGCTCATGGTCATCTGTTGCCACTTCATAGCGCCCGGCAGCACGTGGATGAGCCTGTCTTGCCCTATCTCGTCCTCGATGCGCGTGCGCACCTCGTCCAGCTGCTTCGTCTGTATCTGACCGTAGCCGGGCAGGCCGTTCTCGCCGCTGATGAAGCCCCCGTAGCGGCCTCCGTTCTTAATCAGGTCGCCGGTCTCCTCGTCCGCTGCGCTTATCAGACCCAAGGCCATGCCGGCTTGTCGTACCGTCGAGAGGCCCGAGCGGCCACCGTCCAGCCCGATATTCTTCAGGTGGACGATTTCCGACGCCTGGAAGCGCCCGTAAACGCCCGTGTAAGGGTCGCTTACGGTGTACGTGTTCGTAAGCGTCTCGTGGGCCACCGTGTGCGGGTGCAATAGCTCCAACGACACAACGTCACCCATGCCGTCACGGCGCGGATATATATACGCGTTCCCCGTGAGCAGCATGGAGACGATGGCCGAGCGTATCAGCTCAAAGTGCGTCAGAGATGCGCACGGTTTGAGGCTTAACGCCCGATGAACGGAAGCGACGGGAAGAATTTCAAAACACTGACTTATCTCATTGAAACGTTGATATTCGATGGGGAGGCGGGCAATAGTTTCCGAGACCAGCTTCACACAGCTATACGCCACGCTAATCTTGAGCGCGCCCTCCTCCGAAGAGGCCCGGCCGATGCTGCTCAAAATGCTCTTGCGTAAGGACCCAACCGCAGCACCGGTTGCCGTCACGGAACCGGTGCTGCGTCTCGTTGAGTTCTGCCTTGAAATGATGTTCAGGAATCTACTTACCCACATATGCAATAAAAACTTTACTAAACCAAATGGAATTTCTGATCAAATCTAAACACACAATCTGTAAAGTACGAAAAAACAAACACGATTTCACAATTAGGCAAAAAGGGCAAAAATAGGGCACACTTTTCGCCCCTACTGCTCCTGATTTGTGCCGATTACGGCTAAATCGCCGAATAATTTAACGCACATTAACACGGCGATTAGTCCGTCTATCTTCTTGGAGCTTCCGTTGCAGACCTTGACGGGCTTGCAGTTGCCGTTGCTGTCCTTGTCCAAGATGGCGTTGCCGAAGCACCACGGAATAATCGGATTCCAGTCGTAGACGATGGCCCGTTTGTCCACCAGTATCTCCATCTCGCCGACGGGCGCCGTGAAGTTGCTGCGCGTCTGACCCACCGAGCGCAGCACACCCTCCGCCCCGGCAGCCTTCAGCCGGTTTATGAGGTCCGTCGAGCGATATGGGTCATAACCAATGGCCACCTGCATGATGCGGTCGTTGTTGCTGATGATGTCGTCGGCGATGACGCCGTAGTCGATGGTCTTGCCCGGCGTCAGTTTGAGCCAGCCCCCTTTGACCCACGTCGCGTAGAGCGCCGCGTTGGGGTGTCGGCCCATCTGCTCCTCCGGGAAATAGCAGTCCAAGTGGCAATAGAAGCGCCCCGTGTCCTCCCGATACCACATATACGCCACGGCGCTTAGGTCGTCGCTTACGGAGAGGTCCACGGCCACCGTACACGGCCACAGCTCCCCGTGAAGCTCCTTCATGCCTAAGGGCTGCATCAGCGGATAGATGTCCGTCGCCGGTATCCACGTCTGCGTGTCGCCCTGCACAAAGACGTTGAGCAGCTTCGTGCGGAACGCCTTGGCGTCCTCGTAGCTGCGTTGGCTCTTTCTGTACCACTGCTCGTAGAAGTCCAGCCCCACCGTGTAGCCGATGTGTGGGTTCACCTTGCGCCACGTCCGTGGGCTTCCCTCGTCGTCGCCCGGGTCGGGACAATAAATGGAGGCAAAAACGCCGTCTTCAGGCTCTACGTCCTCCGTCGGGTCTATCTCCCGACGCAGCAGCTGCATGTAGTAGCCTAATTCGTCCGCAAACGGGCCTTCCGGCTTGTCGCTTGCCGTCGTGATTTCCACCGTCAGGGGGTTCAACCGCGTACCCATGGAGGTCGTCACGACGTTCTTCAAGTCAAAGCTGTCGGCCTGACTGATCTCGTCCGTGATGGAGATGCTTGCTTTCAGGCCGTCCAGTCGCCCCGGCGAATTGGCCAGACACTGTATGACGCTGTCCTGTCCCTTACACTTCACCTCGACCGTAGACGTTGAAATCTTAAAACGCCCCTGTCCGTTGTCCAAGAGTTTGGCCAGCTTGGAGATGACCTTGAAGCCGATGCGCGCCTGTGCGTAACTGTTGGCCGTGAAGTAGGCTTCGGCGTCCTTGTCGCCCATCAGCGCGTCATAGAAGGCCAGCGCAGCGCACACCGTCGTCTTGCCGTACTTACGAGGCACGAACAGCAGCACGTCCCGCGTCACCCTCTTCGGCGTGTCCGGATAGTAGAACCCCATGATGTTCGTAAACTGAAACACTTGGCAGGGGCTCATCTTGCACTTCGTCCGCCCTTCCGACCCCGGTAGCGGCAGGTTCTCGAAGAAGGAGACGAACTCCTTCACCTTCTTCGGCCTAAGCTCGTAACGGTCCAGATAGCGCAGGAAGCGCAGGACGGCCAACTGCTCGTAGAGGTTGTGGTCGTCGCGGTGGGTCATCACCTCGCGCACGTACGCCTCCAGACGCCCGTGCGTCGTCGAGCCCGGTATGTCGATGGCGGCGTCTACCTCCGCAATCTTGGCCCGATACGTCGCCTCCGTGCGCAGGCTGTAGAGCCTGTCGGAGACTTGGTCCTTCAGGGCGTCATATTTTGCCCTCTCAAGCGGTTTTATCATGGGTCCGGTAGTTTATTCGTCTTCTTGCTTTGCGTGGCTCATGAGGTCCTCAAATGGGTCGAGCGCGGCTATTTCCGTCTCCTCTTGCCCTCCGTCGTCCTCTTCTTCGCCGTTTTGTGCCGGCACGCGCGCCGCAGATTGGGCCATAAGCCCCAGACGCGTCAGCATCCCGGCCAGCGAGCGCGCCGCCTCCTGCATCCTCATGTACGCCGGGTGCGTCTCGTAGCGCACCGCACCCTCGCGCGACTGCGTCGAGTACGTGATGCCGTCCAACTTCATGACGTCGGCCAGCGCTGCTTCGTATGCGGCGTACTGGATGGCAGCCATATCAATGTTCACGGCCAGCGCCGGCGAATATTTCCCCGACGCCTGGAGCGTCTGTCGGATGCGCTTACGATAATAGGCCATTTTGCGCTTCATAGCCGGCAGCACGGGGGCGTCCGTCCCCTGCGTCCGCTTGGCCTGCTTCGTCGTTTTCTTCATGCCTTGTCCTCCTATTCCCCCATGGCCCACGGCCTTGGGTTCTTTTTTTTTCGTTGTCTTGAGGGGCCGTGGGTTTAGCGCCCGACCCCATGTCGAATTAAAAATCACTCCCCCTCTTGCCGCTTCGTGAAGCGAGCGAAGAAGGTGTTTATCTCTGCCTTGACGGCGTCCTGCACCCGTGTGCGGACGCCGCGATGTGCTGCGTGATGGCATTCCGTGCACAGTGCCCGCAGGTTCGTCGGGTCGAAGGCCCGGCGCGTCATCTCCGCCTCCGTGCCGCCGCCCTCGATGGGCCTGACGTGATGCACCTCCGTCGCCGGCCGCGTGATGCCTTGCCGGCGGCACTCCTCGCAGAGCGGGTGCGTCCTGATGTAGCTGCGGCGCAGGGCCAGCCAGCGTGTCGAATGGATGAGTTCCAGATAGGTCTTGTTCTTGCTCATGGTCGTCTGTGTTGTGTGAGATGGTCCTCGTAGGCTACGCGCTCCATGTCGCGGAACATGTCCGCCACCTCGTCGCCTGTCGTCTGCGTCGCGCCGTCAGGAAGGGCGGCCACCATCGTACGTTGCAGCAGCGACGCACGCAGCATGGCGTCCACCGTCGCGCGCAGCATGGCGTAGATGCTGCGGTAGCCGCCGCGTTGGGCCATGGATGCCAATTGGCCCAGCTCTTCCTCCGTGACGCGTGTCCGGACCAGAATGATTTTCTTCTTCATGATGCGTTGATATATTTTGCGATGCGCGCCTTCACGGCTGCGAGCAGGGCGTCCTGTGTCGCGCGTTTGCCTTGGAGCGCTTTCATAATATCCTCGTCGATGGTTCCTTTGGCCACCAGGTGAATGATGGTGACGGGGTGCTGCTGTCCCTGTCGGTGGAGGCGTGCGTTGGCCTGCTGATATTCCAGTCCACACCATACCAGACGCAGATATGTCCGCCGGCCTGCATATTCAGGCCGTAGGCCGTGGAGGCGGGATGGGCCAGCAGCAGCGGGATGCGTCCGGCGTTCCATGCCTCCAAGGTCTCCGCCCCTCCCGTGAAGAGCTGCGGCTCGTAAGCGGCCAAGGCCTGAAGGATGCGGTCGGCGTCGTGGCGAAACTGATAGAAGACCAACACGGGGCTTCCTGCGGCCTCCATGATTTCGCGCAGGGCGGCCACCTTCTCGTCGTGGATGCGATGCACGCCGCGCGCCTCGTCGTACAGTGCGCCGTTGGCCCACTGTCGCAGCTTCACGGAGAGGGCCGCAGCGCTCGAGGCCTCTATCTCTTCGCCGTCCATCCGTGTCAGCTCCGTCCGCTCGAAGTCCTCATAGCCTTGGCGGACGGCCTGTGGCAGCTGCACCTCCTGCACCTTGTCGATGCGCTCCGGCAGCGTCAGGTAGTCCGCTGCCTTCATGGAAATGCAAATGTCGGAGATGGCAGCGCTGATGGCCTTGTCTGCGCCGGGGCGTAGGCGGTAGTCGTAGACGATGTGGCCGTTGCCGCGTCCCGGAGTGAAGTACGTTGTGCGGAAAGCGCCTAACGTACGTCCCAGTCGCTCCCCTTGGTCCAAGAGGTAGATCTGCGGCCATAGGTCGATAAGACCGTTCGGCGCAGGCGTCCCCGTCAGTCCGACGATGCGCCACATATCGGGCCGCATACTGCGCAGGGCACGGAAGCGATGGCTCTGCGCGTTCTTGAAACTGGAGAGCTCGTCCAGGACTACCATATCGAAGGGCCACGGGTGTCGCCGCCTGTCGTAGAGGCTCACGAGCCAGGCCACGTTGTCGCGGCTCGTGACGTAGATGTCCGCCTCCGTCTCCAAGGCCTTCATGCGCTGCGCTTCGGGTCCCATGACCGTCGAAGTCCGCAGGTCCTTCAGGTGATCCCACTTTTGGCACTCCTGCGCCCACGTCGTCTCCGCCACCTTTTTCGGCGCTATGACCAGGGCGCGTTGGATGTCCAGATGGTCGATGAGTATGCGGATGGCGGAGAGGGTGCACACCGTCTTGCCCAGTCCCATGTCCAGCAGCAGGCCGCAGCTCTTGTGCGTCAAGATGTGGCGGATGGCTATGCGTTGGTATTCGTGAGGTCGGAATTGCATGGCTGTAGACTTTCTATCAGGGGGTATATCTGTGCGATGCTGTCGATGACTTCCACGCGGAAGCCCATGCCCCGCAGTTTGTCGTGGACGTGGCGTTGCAGGGCCGTCGGGTGCTTACCCGGCGCTTTCAGCTCCACGAACGCCACGCGGCCCGAAGGCATCAGCACCATGCGGTCCGGAAAGCCGTTGTGGAACGAGGCCCCGTATTTGACGGCCCAGCCGCCCGCCTGCATTACGGCCTCTCTTAGTTTGGTTTCTATGGCTCTTTCTCTCATAGCTTGTTTGGTCAAAAAGGTCCGCCCGCTTAGTCCCGACTTTCGACGGAGTGATACTTATGGTCGGGAATTATGACAGCCCCCGCAAACGAGGCGGGGCGGACCGTTGTGTTAGTTGGTTTTGGTGAAACAATCAAAAGCTCCGTCGCCCGCTTAGCCCCGGCGCTCCCTATTTGATCCGGCCGACGGCACACCGTGCGACTGATGTGCGCTCCAGATTTCTCCCTCTGTGCGGCCGGCCACGTCACTTGCAACCGGGTATTATGTGTCAGCCTCTGCGAAGCAAGGCGGGGCGACGGGTTTTGAATGTTTCGTTTGGTTGTTTAGTCGAAGAGGTTGTTATCCTCCATCTCTCTGCGTTTGACGTCGAAGATGCAACCTAAAGCGCAGGCCCCAAGGCCCAACAGCGAAAGGACGCAGCCGGCCACCTTGACGTCCGCCGTGCCTTCGCCGAAGAAGGAATCCATCATAGCCAAGGCCAGCGCCGCGAGGCAGGTGTACGCCCCGAAGCGGACGCAGCGCCGCGAGGCCTTCTCAAAGTCTTGGCTACTCATCTTCGCGCCCCTCCTGCGGCTTGGCGGCCTCGATGCCGTTTTGTTTGCTTGCTAAATCTTCCATACTCGTAAATGTTTGATGTTAATATTTGGGGTTATTCTTCAATCTCCAGTAGTAGGTTCAGTTCCTCGTCTTCGTCCATGTCGTCGAAGCCGCCGCCTTCCGAAAGGGCCTCCCTGCTGCAAAAGCCCAAGGGGTGAACGGTCGCCCAGCGGCCCAGCTCGTCGTCCCAGTTCGTCGGGCTTTTGTCGGTCAGCATGTAGACCTTCGTGTCGTCCGGCAGGTTGCGGATATACTTCTTCAGTGCTCCCACCGTCATGGGCTCCGCATGGCTCACGTGGGGTAGTGTCATTCGTTCCATTTTCCTTCGTTCTTTTTGTTCTTTTTTGCCCGTTCGGGAGGGGGTGCATAGGTTGCATAGGTTTCTCGCGCGCGAGAGTACCCCTGCATTAGGCGTTTTCTCTATCTTATTTACTCCCTAATTGGCATTTTTTATGTTTTATAGCTTTTTACCTATGCAACCTATGCAGTTGGCATTTAACTCGTTGGTTTTTATTTTGTTATTGGTGCATAGGTTATATCTCGTAACCTATGCAGGACCTATGCAACCTATGCAGTCATTTTTTTGAACCTATGCAACCTATGCAGACCTATGCAGGTTATTCTGCCTCTTCGGGCAAATTGAGTTTATACCAAATTTGGCGGCCATAGATGCCCATTGTTGCTTGTCCCTTTTGCTGCTCCACGCCGGGGATCATCTTCAGCAAATTGGCCACCTCTTTAGCTTGCCGCATGGGAATATTCCCCGGCGAATACCCGAACAGCTCACAGTTTACCTCGATGGTAGTGATGGTCTTACGCGTCACGTAGTGCTGCGTAGGTCCGGCGTTGTAGAGTGGGT